AACTAGTTTACGGTTTTGGTTTTGGTTTTTCATGTGTGTAAAAGTGCGGTTTTGGTCAGGTCCGCAAACTGGTTGAGGATTTAAGCTTTTCCGAGGAGAGTAGGACGAACAACACCATCTTTGCCTGTGATGTCGCCAACGATGATAGTGTCACCGATGTCGAACTGTGGGTGCGAACGGCTGTTGTGCCAGAGAGTAGGCATCGAGAAGAACTCACCGTCAATTTCGGCGACAGCTTCGACAGCGTAGGCAGTTGGTTCAGAAGCGTTACCGTTGATGGAGATAACGCGAGCGGATTTAGTAGTTAGTTTTTGCATTTTGTATATGTATGTATTGGTTATTATTTATTACGAGAGAAAATTAGTCGTGTGAGTTGATGAACTGAGCAATTGTTTCGCAGTGACAACGCCGTGGAGCGCAGTAGCACTCTAAGTAAACTGTTCCGTGTGCTTTGCCTAGCTTCCAGATAAGTCGCAGTTGTTTCATAAATTCGTTGTTTTCTTTTGCTTGTAACTTTTGATTGAAGTATGTTTCGTAAACGTCACAAACTCTGTTGCGTTCTTTTTCTGAAGCATTTTGCATGACGTAAGGATTACCGAGAGCGGAACCTCTGCCGCAGTATACGGTGTTTTGCTTAACGCGGGACAAGTTGTGAGTGTGTTTATTTATTATTTCGATATTCATGTTGTGTAGATAGCAAAGTTATAGAGATTTCCAGAAGAGACGAGCGTCAGCAAGAGACATAACGCCATAGATAAGGAAGTCGTCGTCTTGAAGAAGTAGATTGACTTGGACAGTGCCGTCTGCACGAACACGGAACTCATAGTCACCACGCTCGTATTTGCAGACAAGGTCAAGTTCTTCATCGATAGCGTCGAAAACTTTGAAGGCTTCGGTTTGGTCAGAGAATGTTTTAAGTGCAGTGATACCTGTGTCGTCGTCACGGATAAGTTGGGAAGTGCCATCGCTCCAGTCGAGGAGAGCTAGCGGATTAGGCCAAGCTTTGTTGTGGCGTTGAGTAACGAAGGGACCACGAGAGCTTTCGCCTTGGATAGTGCCAGAGCCGTCACATTCGAAGCATACACCTTCGTCTACGTGTGAGTAATAAGGGAGAAAGCCGAGGCCGCCGCATACAGTGCAGACTTTGACGAGAGGTTGTTCAGTAATGTTCATAGTATTTATAATATATAGAATTAAGATGAAGCCCCACACCATGCAGGACTCTGTGTTTTTTTATAAAAGGGGAGCTTGCGACCCCTAAAAACACATAGTCCGACTGGAGGGACGGTAGTCCCACGCTGCACACGCTAAGCACCCTGAGCTGCACCCTTAGCTACCAGAGAGCGAGGAACGAGCGGAGAAAAAAATTTTTGAAAACACACTATTAAGCACCTTTGGCTACCCAAGAGCGAGGAACGAGCGGAGAAAAATTTTTTAGAAGCATGGTGTGTCGCTGTGGTTACCCAAGAGCGAGGAACGAGCGGAGAAAAATTTTTTTTGAGGGTGCCTGTGTGATAGTAGAGCGCAACTAGCGGTGAACTCGTGGTGAACTGAAGGCGGAAAAAAACCCATGCAAACAAAAACAGACGCGAACAAAGCATTCGGCGTGCTCAAACGTGTCGCTTGGTTGAAAAGGCATGTGTTATGCGAATTGAACCCTTTGTTTTCAAGGGGCGGGACGTGATAGTTGCCAATTCGCTGACAATTTGAGCTTTCGAGGGGGGCTTGGGGGTAATTGTCAGCCGTTCACATAACGAAAGGGTCTCAGATTTTCTCAACAAAACCTAGGGGTTCACAAAGAAAAGACCCCCAGAGGCAAACTAAGGCTCTCTGAGGGTCACACACACACGTATAACACACATACACGTAACAAAACTTTATACTGGGTAGTCTGTGTCTTCTGTTGAACAGGTCAACAACAAAACACCTAAAATTTATAAGCTTGACAGGTATACTACCCCGACTACAATCGAGCCATAGGCGTAACACCTTAAGTATACTAATAGTGAACGATGTCTCTGACTATGGGTAAGATTACCATCAGACATAACCCATAGGAATAAGATTCTTAGTAGTTTAAGAGTTCACTCATTTCATTGTTCACTCTTAGTTACACTAAGAAGGGGCTCCCTCTCTATATTTCCCCATATTAGTCCCACTCCTGTTCGTCTTCATCCTCATCTTCCCAAACCCACTCTTCTTCAAGGTCTTCTAAACCTGCATTAAGATATTGTTCGTGGTAGGTGTTTGCTGATGAAAGTAGACCGTGAGCAGCAAAGGGGTCACTAAATAACACATCAAAGGATGTTGGGTTATCATAGTCCTGAACAACGACTACATAGTTCCTGTAGTGTTCGCCCAGAATGGCTCTTGCTTGTTCTATTGGGGTCATGGGTCTCATATCCAGCTCTCGGCACTATTTGACCCCCTAGAACGCTTGTAATAGGCATCTGTGAAGGCTTGTAGTTCCTTGTTGAGTAGTTCTGCTTTTCTGTTGGCTATATTGTCCTCTGCATCTTGAGCCATCTGTTCGGTCCAGTAGTTCACAGCGATACTAAGGGCATCTAGGCGGTCATCATGTGTTATTGCACCCCTGTCTCTGGTTATACGGGACATCTGGTACATCAGTTGGTATCTGAGCTGTAGCTCTGGGGGATACCCTTGGGCTGTCTCAAAGTCCTTTTTGATGACCTCTGGGGATATAATGAGCCTGTGTTGGTTCATTATGGGCTCAAGGGTGTCAATGATACGTCGTTCCTTCTGGATGTTGTGTCTGACCTCCTCCATAGTACACGGGTGTACCTTGGTGAGCACTGGCTTAAAGATTTCGTTGAACATACCGTCACCAAAGTTACTTTCTACAACAATGGCGTTGACCTGATGGTTCTTAGCAATCATTGCGAGTGTCTTCAGGGTCTCCTCACTGTATCCCCCTTGTAGACCCCCAGCGTCAGGGACGAACAACATTCCGTTAAGCATTTTGACCACAGCGTAGCCTGTTTCGTCCTTACCGCGACCACTGGGGTCAATCGCAAGAACACTCCCTGTGAACGGTATGTGCTCTCCAACAGCCTTAAAGGGGCGGTAGTATCTGTCTCCGCTGAAGCCCACATTGGGGACACTCCCGTCCCACACTAGGTCAGGAGCTTGAGCCCACACGAGTTTCTCTGGGGCTATATCGTTGTCGATGTCTGCTACAATCAGGTCGTTGAGCTTTAATGGGTGTCTGTCGGTGTCACTCAGGCGTGTATCCAGCATGAACTGCATGGCGAACCCAGAGCGACCATAGGACAGCTCTCGTTCTAACAGGTCAATATCTGAGAACCGAGTAGGCTCTGTAGCCTTACCTACCTTCTCAGAATCCACACAGATGCCCTTAACAGCCCCGTTATAGCCCTTTTCGTTCGTCTGAGGGGCAACATACTTAGCAGGCCATATACGGGCTTTATAGCCCCGTTCTTGTAGCTTGTTGTAGATACTGTCCTCAGTCTGGGGTGTTCCAAGAAATATAATCTTAGAGGACTCCTCGGGCTTCAGGATAGCATCAAACTCTTTTACTTGTTCGCTAAGCTTCTCACGCATAGCCTGCGTAGCAGAGTTGTTCGCTACCTCGATGTCATCGGCAATGATGATGTCCGCACGGGACCCTGTTAATTGTGAAGTTACACCTAAAGATTTCACAGACGGGGCGTGCGACGCAGGAGCAGGACCTACATCAAAAGATATTTTTGAGAAGCGTTGCTTATCGTTGGGCTTCAGGTGAGCCAGAAAGGGAACCTCGTGGATAAGACGCAAGGTGAACGTGCTGAAGTCATCAGAACGAGTCTTGGACGCCGAGACCACTAGGAAATTTAACGAGGGATTCAGGAACAACTGGTGAACTACATAAGCCGAACAAATCCACGACTTACCAACACCACGGAACGCCTCAATAATGACACGTTTATCCTCACCTTGCATAAAGTCTGCAATGTTATACTGGATGGGTGTTGGCTCTGGAAGGTTTAGGTGCTTCCAAATCAGGAACAAAAAGTTCCTAAAGTCTTTGAGTTCTTCCATGTTTACTTGTTGCGAGCTCGGTTCTGCGATTTACTCTGGATACGCAAGTTACCACGGGAGTTATTGTGGGGATTACGGTCCCTGTGGTCAACATCTTTACCCGCTAGAGCAGCTTTGCCGTGTTTCTTGACGGCTAACCGTCGAGCTTTGTTCCTAGAAGAGCGTCTCGCTCGTTGCTCAGGTTTGGAGTGGTAGTTTGCGTATTCTTTTTTATAATTTCTGGCCATTTGCTGCTATTACTATATGTTCTGAGTCGTCTTGGAAGGGAAGCATGTCTACTAGGTTACCCAACGGGTTTTCGTTGGTCACCTGAGCGTGGATGCCATTGTCTTTAAGGAGTTGTCGGGCGGCATTTAGGTCACTAGGTGACGCTTCGCCACTCTGGATACGCTGGATGAACTCACTGATTAAAAGGTCTTGAAGGCTGTAGAGCTTTTCTGTTTTATCACTCATTATTACTTTGTAATCTCCTTGTAGATTTTGATGCCCAGATAGAACATCGTTAAGACACCTACGCCTATAGCTACGGTAGTGTTAATATGGTCTAGGGTTAGGGTTCCGAGGATTCCACTGGTGGCTATAAACGGGGTCACGTAAGGGTTTTCAGGTATCATTTTGGGTTAAGGTATTGAGGAGGTTAATTATATTATGCGAAAGCGCGGAAGACTAGCTTCCAGTTGGAATTGGTTATGGTAGAGCCGTAAACACCAGTTGTTTTATTGTACAGGGTAACGGATGCGTTGCCACGGACACTAACATCGGTTGATGTTCTGTAAGCATTAGCAATCCCTAGATTCACTTCATCTCCTACAGCGTATCCATGCTCTGCCGTCTTACATCGCAAACAAACCGAATATAGCTTCGGAACAGCTCCCAATCCATGTGTAACTGTTACGAATCCGTCTGAGCTTGGTATAGCAATTTCAGAGCTCTCAAAGGACGCCGTAAGAGCCACTGTAGATGTAACACCCTCAACACCGTCAGCTCCATCATTACCAGCAACTCCTTGGATACCTTGGATACCTTGAGGGCCTTGTGGGCCGATACCTGCGATGTTTGTAGAAGCTCCCTCAGAAACCTCTTGAGCCACAAACAGACCTTGTTGGTAAGCTGTGTCGAGGTCACTCTCAGACAACCGTGAGCCGTTCTGGAAGTCCACTAGCTGTGTAGCGGATGTGTTACGCCATACACGTATCTTTTGGTAGGCACTGGGTGCTCCGTCGAGTTTTACTGTTTTTGCTACTGCGTCACGCTCAGAGACTGTTAGGTCGCTCCAAGTTGTTCCGTCATAGCCCTTCACGTTAACGTCATCAATCGATAACACGTTAAAGGGAACGCTGTAGGTGGTTTCTGATAGGTTCTGATTATATTCAATGTAGCTGTTAGCCATAATTAGAGGGGGTTATTGGATTAAACGGTATTGTTGTTTTTCTTGAGTTAGTTGAGTGAGCGACTGTTGTAACTCTGGAAACTCCTCAAGCATCTCTTGACGAGCTTGCTTACGGAAACGTCTGAGCCAGTTATTAACTGCACGAATACGAGGAGACTTCTCTCCAATCGAACGGTCACTCTCAGGCGACAGAGCTTGATACTCCTTGCTCTTGATTAGGCGTGCCAGAGTTTGACGAAGGGTCTTTCCACCAATCTTTGTGGTTGAAGTCTTTTCAAGCCACACGTCATACGCTTGGCGTCCATCGTCGTTGTAGATGTCCTTAGTTTGAAGAGTTCCACCAATCTTACTATTCTGCTTGTTAAACCCGTGAGCAAGACTTCCTAACTCTTGGTCTACCATATTGTCACTTTCAGTGCTGAAGTAGATGGGGTTAAGGATGCCAGCACCCATTGGAAGATTCTCATACTTGACGGCTTCACCAAGGAAGTTTCGTTTCTTAGGTAGAATACCAGACGCAGGAGACTTCTTGAGCATATAGTCAAAGACTGTGCGTGTCTCACGGATTACCCGTTCGTCACTGTAGTTTTGTCCTTGAGAGAACAATGTTGGAACAAATCCACCAGCAATGTTCCCTGCTAGTGCCTTTGAGTTAGCCGCAGGGTCACGAAGCATATTCAGCATCGAGTCCAAACCTTTAACGTAAGACTTGTTAGTAACATTGTTACTGAAGGATAGAGCTACCGCTGAGAACATATTGCCCATCGCAGTGTCATCTAGGTCATAGTATTCCTCTGCTTCCACTAGGTCAGCAAAGAGACCAATCACAGTAGCCATAGGGTCTACACGTTGGTAGCTAACATACTTATTACCAATCTTGAACGAGTAAGGTTGCCACCCTGTTAATTGTAGGGCTTCCTTTTCCTCTTGTGTTCGTGGACCACCGCCTGTGATGAACTCCTTGTTTGAAAGAGTGTACCACATACCAACGGCAACCGCAGATGCACCTGTAGCAAGACGTCCCGCTGTTTGTGCGCGTACCATTGGGTCTTCATTCTTTAGACCTTCAGTAAGCTTCTTACGGCGATAGATTAAGTCTGCTCCCATACCTAAAGGTGTACGGTCGAGTGCGAACTTCAAGATGTTTGTTGGGGTGTTAATGAACGGAACAACAAAGTTTAGCATTGGTATCTTTGTCTTCAGCTTACCAAGACTTTCACCAAGAATACCAACAACAGAGTCTTGAGCTAGGTCGTTGGTAAAGGTATTTACTTTAGCATACTCTAACGCCGCATCCGCAATACCACCTCGTGAGGGGTCATAAGGTTGACGAGCCAGCTCAGCTTGAATAACCGCTCTTTGCTCCCCACCATACTCAAGTCCGTTCAGGGTCTTAGATGTTTCTACAGCATCCAAGTAGACGTTAGCTTCATTGTAAGCACGGCCACCCTTGGTAACGTAGTTGTTAAACCTCTCATGGACGAACTCAGCGAGCTCCTTGCCATCAGTTTTACCTGATTGAAGTCCTTCTAAGGCGAGGTTAGTGCGAACATACATACGGTAGTTGAGTTGCTTAAAGAACTCATCCACAGTCATAAGACCGCGGCTTGGTAGTCGCACGCCTGTTCCGAGTGCATCCACAGCTTTTTCAATGGAGTCACGCTGTCCTTCGGGAAGGCTCTTACCCTTTTCGTTGAACATCTTAGAGACGTTCTGTCCTGTGATGGCATCAGACGGTTTATTAGCATCGTTGAAAGCTACGGAACCTTTAGTCAGCACGGCGTCTTGAGTGTCCCAAGCTTTACGGGCAAAGGTAGCGGCTTCTCTAAAGTTCTCCATCTTAAAGGCAAACCCAAGGAGTGCTCTTGCAATGTCTGGGTCTCCTTGAAGAAGCCCTCCAAAAGCCAGCTCTCCCATCCGTAGCGCGGTGGTTAACCCACTACCAAGGGTATTAACGACCTGAGTTGCAGGACCAGAGAGCAAGGAGTTCATCCAATACTCAGTGACCATGTTCATCATTCGGCCACCTTTCATCTCACTGGTGAGACCTCCAACAGCTTTCATTCTAGCGTTAGCGGCGTCATCTGCCCCTGTCGCGTTGATAGCTCGTGCTACGTCCTCGTCACTACCAGCCATAATAAGCTTGTTGATGACGTCTTGGACATCCATCGTTCCTGTGGTTTCCGTAGTGTACTTAGCGTAGTCTGAGGGGTCACGAGCAATAAAGTCAAAGCCCACGTCTTTGTTCAGACGGTATCCACCTTTGGAACCATCAAGGAACTTACGTTGAACCAAGGACAGACCTGCTTCTTTACCCATTAACGACCAGATGCGTTGAACTTCGGTAAGTTGGTCAACACCTGAGATAACCCTTGCCTCTAGTTCCGCTAGGTTCTTTGTTGGGTCTTTGCGAGCGGCACTTGCTTCCTTTGCTAGGTCAACAAGGTCACGGCTCATAATGTCAATTAGGGTTTTAGCGGCACGCTGTTGTGTCCTGAAGTCAGCTAGGCTTGTTCCACCAGCGGCTTTAAGACGCTCTACTGCGCCTAACCAAGTGTTTTCGTTGCCTCCTAGAAGGTCAACCATCTCTTTGGTTTCAGCGGCGAGTGACTCAGCGGTTACCTTCTCTCCCTTAACGCCTGTAGTATTGAGGTGCTCAGCAATAGCCGAGATAACACCAACAGCACCACGGCTGGAATTGATGTTTCGAGCGGCACTCAGAATAGCCTTTTCGCCACCTGTAGTGAGTTGTTTTGCAAGACGGGTGATTGCCGCGGCTACTTCTTGGTCAACGGCTGCGTCGGCTTGTCCGAAGGTTTTTGCATCGTCCCTACGTATCGTCTTACTAGCTTGAAACGAGTGGGGGTTTTTAAGAACATGTTCATCAGACTTTCTCCCATCCTTGATGATGGTGTTGTCCATGCTTGTTTGTTTACCTGCCCCATCTGTTTCAGTAGTATAAGGATTTGTATCACCCTCATCACGGAACTGGTCAGGAACCTCCTTTCTCTTAACCATCGGCGACGTCTTGTCTAAGAAACGGTTACCAACATACTCCTTAAAGCTCTCTACACGTTGATTAGCTAAACCTCCCTCCTTGTTACGGCGGTATCTACGATAGGCTTCCTGAAGGGTAGGATTGATTACTGTGCCTTTAAGAGGATTGACCTCTGCATTCACAAGAGTGTTTGGTGCGTCTTTGGCAGGCTGTGCTGTTTTTAGACTTTCGATTTTACTTTCTAAGTAAGCGAAGGTTTTAGGAGCTTTTTGGGGTAAGGCCGCTAAACCTGTTCCAAGGCCATCTTTGGGTATAACAATCGTCGCATCAGCGGGTAATTTAGCAAAGGCTTTGTCTATCGCGGCTTTATTAGATGCGAGTTCATCATCTGTAAAATAAGCAGAATCGTCTCTTCTTGGAGCCTTTTTCGTTGGAATTCCTATTGCATTAGGCTCGTCACGAACAACAGCTTGGCCCCCTTTTCCTCTTCCTTCAAGATTATCTCCAAATAAGTAGAATTTATCTGGGTTCTCTCTTAATAGTTCTGGAGAAATTCTGTCTACTGTTTCAATAGTTTTTTGCGCTTGGTTACCTTTAGACGCAAGGATGAACTCATTCTCAGCTTTAATTTCCTTGGGGGTCTTTCCACCCATAGCCTTCTCGATGTTAGCCAGACGCTTTTCACCTGTTGCTATATTCTTCTCAACCTCTTTAATCTTCGCCTCTAGCTTCTGACGTTTGTCAGGGCTGATGTCCTTTGGATTCTTAGGGTCAGCAAGGTCAGACGAAGGTGTGTTCTCTAGTTGCTTTTTGTAAGTCTCTAGGATTGCCTTCAGTCCCTTTTTAGGTTGGTTAATAGAGCGTTCTAGCTGTTCGTATTCGGTAATACGCTTGAGCTTATCAGCAGCAACCTGTCTTTGCTTGTTGGTATATTTGGTCTCACGCTCCTTGTTAAATTCATATAGTTCCTCTCCGTTCTCTTTGCGGTCTAGGAGCTCACGGTCTATCTTCTCTTTCATGTAAGGTTTAACGCTGTCCCACTCTAAGGCTTTCTTGAGATACTCGGAGGGAACTTCGGATACTCTCTTGCCTCTCCATTGCTTACCACCGAAGTTGAGTTTCCAGTCTTCACGGACATATGTTTCCTTCAGAAGGTCATCCGACTGCATCTCGCTTATTCTTTCGATGACTTCGCCATCTTCATTAAGAGCTTCACCCTTTTCATTACGAATTTCTAATCCGTCTTCATCAAGAGCTGTAGTGAAGTCCGACCCACGGTCATCTAGTGTACGGTGGTTTTGTCCGTGTAGCTGGTCAACGTCTTTAAGGAAGGCAAATTTCTCGTCGAACATACGGTTCTGCTGAGATACAATGTCGCCTGTGTATTTGAAGACGTCATCCAACAGGGAACCATCAGTAGCTTGTAGTCCTAACAGACCTTTAACAGCCATTAGAAGTTCATCAAAGACAGACTTCTTAGGCATGTCACCTTCCATCGCACTAAGAACCAAACGGAACTCTTCATTAGAGAAGGCTTCTGAGACAAACTCAGCAAGGTTAGTGAAAGCGTAAGGCGTATCTGAAGCACGTGTGGCTGACCCGTGTACTTGGTCAACTCCTGCAACACCATTGGAACCAAAGACCTTCTCGTCCATGCCTAGTTTTTCAATAGCCTTTAGGTATGTGCGAGCTAATCCAGACGTAGCCGTGTTACCCTGAGAAGCCTTCAACATCATTTCTTTGAACGCGGCGGGGCTCTCTGCTACGTGCTGAATGTCTACGTTGAGTTTATGAAGCGTTGTTGCGTGCATCAGCTCGTGAGCCAATGTACGAACGCCTCCTTCTCCCATTGTAATCAGTCCAGACGCTTGTCCTGTTGCGTTGTCTACAGAGGACTTGAAGGTGGATAAACGGTCACCACTAAAGTTCACCATAGTGGTCTTTAGGCTTTCTGGTGCGTTAGAAAGTAAAGCTTTAAACAGAGGAGCAAGCTCCCCATCGTAGCCCTGCGAGAAGCCCTGTAGGAGTTCAAAAGCATTTGTGGGCTCACCTGTTACATCACGACCCATAGCCTTCGATAAGGTAGCTCGGAAGGTCTGTGTGCTGTCAAAGTCTTCTTGGAGAAGCTTAGCATCCCTCTGACCAGAGAAAACTGCACTTTGATACTCTTCAAGGACTGCCCTTGGGTCATCTCCATTACGTGCCTTCTTGATTGCTCTTACGCCAGCAATAAGTCCGTCTACAACACCACCAAGAGCCAAGCCCTCAAGGGTGTTCTTTAGTCGTCCTTCAATCTCTCCGTCGTCTGCATCTGCGGCAAGGTATTCGGATATAGGGTTGTTGAGTGACGGAAAGGTTTCGATAAGGTTACTGAGGCGTTCTTCTTGTGCTTGGAACATTGAGAAGTCAGCAATGGCCCCTGCCGCCATGTTACCCTTTACGTTTAGCCTGCGAACTCCACGGGCTCCTTTAAGACCCTTGGCTGCTGTGCTGAGCTTACCTACTTTACTAAGCTGTCCTGCGACAGGAATGAAGCCTGTCATAAATTGACTAACACCTTCAACCATACCACCCGCAAAGGTCTTAGAGCGACCAAGGAAACGAGTGTCATAATCAGGCAGGAGGTCGTCGCCTGTAGCGAAGTCAGCAAGGTCATAGAGACTTTGAACTGCTCCTTCTACACCACGGAAGGGAGCCGCCAATATGTCCGTAAACATATTAGCATCTTCTTGTGGATTAGGGGTGTTTTGGGTGCTACGAGGAGTAGCGTTAAGGAAGTCGTCTATTGCCATAATTATAATTTAATGTAGCCGTTTGTTGTTAGGTAAAGGTTTTGGAACGTCATAAGCTGTTGGACGCTCATTTCGTATTTTTCTGCAATTTTATTAAGGGTTCCACGGTGCTGAGGGTTAACATTTTCAAGGGTCATTCCTCCATCTTTCCAAGCTTGGACAGCCGTCACAGTGTTTTTGATGTTACCACCAATTGTTATAGGAATTTGTGTGAAGTCTATAAAATTGAACTTCATCATAAAATCCATAGAGACCCTGCCTGTTTGACTATATCCACCCCCTATACTGAATCCCCCTTCAATTATTTTTTCCGCAGGAACTCCTCCAATTTTCATTAGGTTAGCGAGTTGCTGTGCTTTAACTAACTGGACCTCTAAAGAGGGTTTAACGGTCTTGGTCACACCACGGTAGGTACGTGTCACAGGAACCATACCTATAAGTAGTTTATCTGCTTCTGAGGGCATCACGGACGATACGCTTGCTCCTCCCAATCGACGGGTTTTATTCGTCCAGAGGTCTTCATGAATAACCTCAAAGGAGGCAAAGGCATCCTCCTCACTCAGTGTCCCCATCTTTACGAGCCGCGCAAAGTTTTCTACCCGTTTCTCTGGCGTATGCCCAGCAGGAACTAGCCGCCCTTCGACGGTTTCAGAGGTTGCCCTGTCGGTTGCATCTGCCGCCAGCGCCTCAGCCTCAGCCTTAATAACCGCAGGAGCATTCTCTCCTACCAAGGCTTTTATTTCAGCAACACGCTCAGGACCGACCGCAGCTTCATTCTGTTTTGCCTCTAACGCTTGGGCGTCTATAGCAACAGCAGAAGAAGAATTAAGAGTTTTATCCAGCCAAGCCTCTATGCGGGGAACAGTTACATCCTTTTCACCTTCTTTAAAGGCAAGCCGACGTTCCTCTGGGTCCGTAATGTCTGTAACGGACGCTAACAAATCAGCATACGCCCTGTCCTTCTCTAGCATGTATTGTCTTTGAAACTCTTGCCCAGCCTCATTAAGTTCCTTCACATTTCCGTTTACTCCAGTTCTAATGGTAAACATCGACTCTGGTATTCGGGCTTCTGCACGGTTATCTAACAAGTCCGCTGAGTTGTTATGGACACTTATATAGCTCGCCCCTTGTTCCTGATTGAATAACTGGGGGTTAGCTTTTGCTTGGTTGATACCAATGATTAGTAAATCTCGTGTGTAAGAGTTCTCAACTAGGTTCCCCTCATACATTTTATTTTCATTCAGCTCTTTCTCGGTAGCCTCCAGAAAGGCTAGGGTATCGGACTCCGTAGTTTGTCCATAGGCATCAGCTAGAATAGAGGCCGACAGCGTGGTCGCTTCTTTTTTACCTGCCTCAATGTTTCTTAAACGGCTTCTTTCTAATTGAGCGTCTAACTCCACAAGTTTAGCCTGACGTGCTGGCGTAGCAAACAGCTCTTGGCCTGCAACCAAACTGTCCTCGCCTTTGCCGTCGTTGATGGTATCAAGAAAAGCTTCAGCAAGGTCATGGTCGTCGGAGTTTTTGCTGTTGATGAGCCCTCCGATATGAGTAACCGTTGAAGCGTAGACTGCCTCCGCCGTCGCCCGTGAACCTAGCGTGCCTTCTTGAGTGTTGAAGACGTCGGTAGCAGTAGTAAAGAATGACTCCATGTTCTCTTCGCTTATAGCCGCAAAGTTACGAGCCATCGACTCCATAGCCATCGTCTTATTGCGCTCTGGGAGCTCACGACTAAACTTGGCAACCTCATTGCTTATGAAGCTAGCACGGGTAGCAGACTTTAGAGCGTTGTTGGCTTGCTCACCAAATACATTACCGCCGAGGAGTTGGTCAGCTTCTTCATAAACAGAACCTATTCGTTCCTCCAGAGCTGTCTCAAAGGAGGCGACGTCTTTGTAGTCGTAGTAACTCTTAAACATCTCGTTAGACAACGCTTGGAGCTTTGTGGGTATCTCTGTGGCGTAATACTTCTCAGATAACTTACGGTTGTAAGCCTTGGTGTACCCGAACAAACTCTTGGCTTCTGGGTCGAGCCCTTCCTGTATAAACTTATCATACTCAGCGTCCGACATGTTATCGGCGTCAATTTCCCCTTGTTTTGTAGCGATGCCTACGGCTTGACCGTATAAACCAACGCCTTGCTTTAACGCATTGCTCAACTGCATCGCTGAGTTCGTTAGCGGGGTCTGTTGCACGGCTACACGGTAGTTGCCCCCAGCGCGTACTGTGGGTCTTAGGGCTACTGGGTTCAGGTTAAGTTCTACCTGCTTGCGTCCGTCGTTTTGAGTTTGTCTAGATGCCATTTGTTATGAGAATTGTTTGTTTATAGCGTCGTTAAGTCCAGAGTCCGAACCGAACGAGTAAGCACTCATACCTGTTTGGGCTCCATCAAGAACAGCACCAAGGTAGTTTGGTTGTGCTATTGGTTTGTTAATAGAAAGAAGGTTCATACGTGACTGCATCGCTCCATCTTGGAACGCTAGGTCACGGTTGATTGCTTGGAACTGCTGTTGCTGTTGAACAGAGAAACTATATTCAGCTTCCTTACGTGTCATATCATTAAGAAGAGCATCAACACTCAATCCCGCTACTCCAGCCTCCCCAGCACTCACACGTCCTGTTGCACGTGCTTCACGGGCTTTCTTGGTGGACTCTTGGATAGCTTGTGCCGCTGATGTCATCTCTTGGCGTTCCCGTAGGCGTGACGCTGACATCTCTTGTAGGTGACGCTGTTGCTCCGCTAGAGAGGCATTCTTTTGCATCTTCTCTTGGGTCTTGGCTTGCTGCTGTTGCCCAATGATGGACATACCCGCTTGGGCTGCGCCAAGGGCTACTGATGCGATTATTGCTGGAGGACACATATTATTTAGAAGGGATTATAAATTCAAAGAAGGGTTGATTGCTGAAGGTAAGTTTACGAATGAAGGAAGCTCCACAGAATTTGAGCCACTTAATGGCATCATGGTTATCCTCATGGACGAAGTTGAAGGTCGCTCCATAAGGCTTGGTTAATCGTTGAGTCCACTCACGGGACGCTTTTAGAAAGTCGTAGGCGTTGTCAGAAACACCATCAGTGCCGAGACACCAGATGTAGGCCACCGCACCTACCTGCCCGACACCGAACATTGCAAAGGGAACGTCATCGGCATCTAAGGCCGTTAGGGTAACGTCATCCATTTCAAGTGCTCTTAGTAACGTCTGACAGGGCTCATGTCCCATACAGGCTACCTCTATCTTGTCTGCTTTACGCATGAATGGATAGATACGTGCTACGTGGGCGGTGGTAGCTTCTACTACCTTACAAGACCCGTGGGTACTTATGACTTTATCCATATCTATTCGAGCGGGTATGAACAAAGGATTCAAACTCGGCACTCTGGAATGTACTCGGAAGAGCACTCTCGTTTTCAATGGTGATAGTCGTGTCCTGTGGTTTGGTGAACACAGGGAAGCGATAGAAGCCACTGTCGAGGCTTAGAGCTCCTAGGGTAGAAGAACCAACAACGTCAGGAGTAAAGACATTCTCGTAGGTGTCACGGTACTTAGGAGTAACCTTAACTTTGAAGTAAGCTGAGTCTGCGTAGTAGAGGGAACCATTCCGTATCATCATCTTGGCGGCATTAGAGGGACTCTTACCGTTGCCTGCTTTGGCTTTGAAGAGTTGCTCAGAGAACGTATACTTCATTGTGTAGGGGATACCTACCCAGACGTCTGTATCGGCGGACACCGCTTGCGCAAGAGTAACAGTAGCTCCAGAGTTAGTGCAATTAAGCTTGAGTCCGTCAGTCGTGTAGACTTGCACCGAGTTGTCCTCTGGAGTGTACGGTAGGGTGATTGTATTATCGCCAATGTCTACTGTGGTAGACACTCGACTGTCTAAGTGTGTAACATAACCAGCATTATCCTTTAAGCCAGACTCTAAGGGCATCTCAACTAGGTTGGTCTCTCCGTTGTTGGTGATGACTGCGTAGAGGGTAGACTCGATGAACTCGATGCCTCGTATCTCACCCGTGAAGGTAAACTTAGACCAAGCACTCAGGACTTTCTGATTGTTGTTCCAGAAGTAATTGTAGATGTATAGAGAGCCCTTCTCGTTAGCACTGAGTAGAGCAATCATGTCCTCTGAGGTAGTCCCAGCCATAGCAATGACATCCTTATAAATATAAGATGGAACGTGTTGCGTAATTTCTACAGAGTCATAGGTGTCTGTTGTAATATTCACGTTAAATTCTCTGACTCCCGCAAAGTTGCCGCGATTAAATGGAAAGTAGATATACGAGCCAAGTGATAATGGGTTTACTTTAGCGTCAAAACTGAAATTGGTAACCGCTGTGATACTCACCGTTTTTGGTGTAAGAACGTCACCTCCTTTAAGAACAAACTGCTCATTGTCGGAAAACAAGAGAAGATTACCCTGAAAAGGCGTGGACGCTTTAAGGTTAGTTACTTTGCTGCTTCCTACCTCAACATCAATCGGTGCAGAATCAAGGAGTGTTGATACAGTTGTTCGATAAAAATTGAAAAACTGACCAGATTCAGAAAGTACTACTGAGCTTTCTGTTATAAACCCAACTCTGTTTTTAAAGAATAATAGGTTTGATATTGGTTTTTCGACAAACGAGGGAGAGGGATTGGTTTCATTATCTCCTGCGTTTTTGTTTTCCCATTTATTAAAAGTAAAGGAATCACCCTCGGCTGTTGTTACAGTGCTTCCGTCTGCTGCCGATAACTTAAACTCATCGGGAGATATAGAAACTAACAGGTGAGGCATTGTAGAGCTGTCTAATTCATAAGGTTGATTAAAGCCTACCGTCTCTGTCCACACACCTCTACCAAATGCAGAGCCATCGTTAGTTTGAAATTTAACGTAGTAATCATCCACAAATTCGTTCTGTTCTCCCGCCACTTTTATTATGAAATCATTTTTACAATAAAGAGGTAGGTCGGAGATAGAACCTACTTCTTTATAAAGAACACCTAGACCAGTATCCGCAAGACCGTCAGAAGCGGAGATAGTGTAACCAATCATGCTAGAGGCGTTAGCAGAAATTACGACTAAATTGTTACTATTTGTAACTTGGAAATTTGCCGTTTGACTAGCTGATGAAATCTCGCTCTGAAGTTTTTTTCTTAAATTATTTGCTATTACAGATGTATCAATTTCTTGCCTGTCATTTCTACTTCCGTTCCCTGAAAGACCTCCCGTAGAATTAAAATCCTCGTCGTTGCTTCCATCGGGGGTCGTTATATCAGCATCAATTCTAGCTGTATTTACGCTTGTTGTAGGAGAACTTATACTTAGCGTGACTGCAGGTGCGCCATACGTGGGCTGTTGGCTTGTGAAAGATGCGACATTGGTAGATGTCCCTGAATTAAATGAGAGACCTGTATCATGCGAAAATCTCTGACCCCTGTATTTACTTCCACTACTTAGCCTCCAAACAGTATAGGCATAAGTTTCGGTGATTCTTACCGTATTAGAGTTTATCAAAGTACCAGTAAATGTGTTTATATCCTGTTCGGTAAATTGATTATAATTTACAAACGAACTTCCAAAATTATCAACCGTTAGGTAATTACTGTTATTAGTGATAACGGTCACTGTTTGACCTGCGGTAAGGTGTGCAGTGCTTCCCGAGGTAATACTTAAATCAAAAGAGACGGTCTTTCTAAATGTCTGAGTATTTCCATAAGGGTCATCATTGCGTGTTTCCGTATAATTATTTACCGTGCAGTTGTGGCTTATTGCTTGGGTTCCTGTTTGATTAGGACCAAATGAGCCTGCGTTTAACAGATTTATATTACTAATGCCTCCTTGAGCATTAACAATAACATTAAAGGTGGGCTGGGATATAATTTGCCCCGTTGAACTTGCTGTAATACTGACAAAACCCTGCTCATAACCTGAACCAGCTTGTTGTATTGAGGGGTTCGCATTAATATAATAATTTGAACCGCTCTGTGATAGAGAAACAGATGCTGTAGCTTGGCTGCCCGAAGTTGGAGTGAAGTTTCCTTGTAAACTTACACCATATTTAGTCCCGTAGTCTCCTTGTTTTACAAAGATTAAAGCTTCTGAAGATACAACAGGAGTTCGGTTTGTCGTCTCTCTTGTAATTCTGCTGGTGTTTAACAGTATAGTATTATCCCCAAGCGTTAGGGCTTTAAAAAGTTTTGGATTGGAATCTAAATATGTACCGCTAATAGGAAATGCTGATAAACCATTAATGGTTGCACTATTTCCAGTTAGTATATTAAACGCACGTAAGTTGCTCCCGTCGTGAATAACCACGTACTTCTCAGAGTCACTTCGATTGATAAAGTGAACAAAGCTATCAGCATCAATAGCCTCCCCAAGCAACCTAGCAACGTGCCGAGTGTTAGGACGTTTCTTCAGTCCCTCCGCAACAGAGCTAAGAGCGTTTTCCTGCTCCTCACATTGGCCATCGAAACGAGTGGCATCAGGTTGTTGAGAGACACCTTGAATAAGGTTAGGAACCGAAGTGTTAATTAAAGCCATTATGTAAGGTCGTAGTTACGGTTAATACCAATTCTGGAGGCTACGTCGTAGCTGTCAAATATGGAGTAGTTAGCATCATCAAACTCACGGTCTTTAAAGTAAGCCCGTAGCTCTGCTTCCATCTTAGGAAGACGCTGAATGTCTACACCACTCTGTGGGTATAGCTCGGTCAGAAGGATGGCCACACGAACACTGAGGTACTCACGGTACTTCTGTGGGGTGTCACCGAGTGACTTAGGAACAATAACATCCTCATCGTCTACTTCTTCTATGTTGAAATACCACCCACGGCCTTGTAGCTCTGTGTCTGTGTCACGCAGTAGGCGAACACACTCAGAGGCTAATGAGTTGTCGTTAAGAGCTGTCACTGGAGGCTCACCAATAAAGCGCATCACCTTGTTGACCTCTAGGAGTTCTGTGGCGTCTGTGCTTGTCTCTGTGGCCGTCACTATGCGTAGCTTCGCGGCGTCCTTGAGTAGCTCTACCTTCTTGTAAGCAGGAGTCTGTTGGAACGTGGACTCTTGGACACCCATGATACGCATTTCAGCAGCGTAGTCTCGGTAGGTATCCTGAGTGCCAGCTACAACACCGTCATAGAAGGCTTTCTCGGCTGTAGCTTCAATAGCCGTCTGGGCGTCTAGTTGGGTCTTTTGGGAAGCTACGAGGGAACTTTGGTTAGACGTGAGTGTGGTCTCTGCATCCGTCTTGAGTTCCTGAGCGTCTACAAGTGCGCCTTGTTTACCTTTAAGCACAGTATCAGCTCCTACATCAGTAGTCTGAGCATCTACCAAAGAGCCTTGTTTACCTTTTAGGGTGGTATCCGCAGCGACATCTAAAGCTTGAGCTTCTACTAGGTCTTCCTGCTCACCTATTAGGGAAGTTTCAGCAACAATCTTTAACGCATTCTGAACCTCGGTAAGAGCCTGCTTGTCAATTAAAGCACCTTGTTTACCTTTGATGGTAGTATCGGCTCCGATGTCTATCGCCTTAGCTACCTCCGTCAACGCTTGTTTAACAACAAGGGCTTCTTGGTCGTTTATCAGGGATGTCTCTGCAATGACCTTTAAAGCATTCTGGACTTCTGTGAGTGCCTGTTTAGCAACTAACGCTTCTTGGTCGTTAATTAAGGAAGTCTCAGCAACAACCTTTAGGGCGTTCTGAACCTCGGTTAGTGTTTGTTTAGCAACCAACGCCTCTTGGTCGGCTATGAGGTCTGTCTCAGCTTTAGTCTTAGCGATGTTAGCTAGTTCACCACCGAGACGTAGGGTTCCAATCTTCTCTTCAACATTCCCTTGTAGGAACATCACCTCGTCCATCCCAAGACCTCTGAGTTCCGCTGGGAACGAGTTAAAGTCTAGAACGCCGTTAGAGTTGCGGACGTGAGCTTGTTGGAGGATTGCTAGACTGACTAGCTCCTCATTGTAACTAAATTTCTGTAGCTCTTCTGAGCCAATTAAGCGTGTTTGTGCGATGCGAGAGGAACGGATTGTAATGTACCGTCTTGCTTCCTCTGGGATGTTGGAGCTCCAAGCGTTCGCTGTGTTGCTCGGATAGATAACAATGTTTGCTGTGGTGCTGTAGTTGCCGCCAGTTTGTTGATTGAACCACCAGCCTTTAGACTGAATATCGGTACTGACCTCATCAATCGTGTTTAACGCCAGCGATACTTGCTGAGGCAAGGCACTAGCAGATAAAGTATTAACTGGTGCTTCACCTAAGTTCGCAAGCACGATATTTACGGACTCAAGGAGAGTAGTCGAGATGTCAGTTGTTGGCATATTATTTCAATAAAGTTAAAGATAAAAAAGAGCCCCCAAAGGGATTACCAATGGGGGCTCAGAATTAAGGGTTTACTGTACTTCTACAGCACACTCAGGACGCAAGACACCGTGTCCCATTGCATACTTTGCAACGAACAATGTACCTTGGCGTTCGATTTGGTACTCGGACTCTGTAGCGAGGTCGAGAAGCTTAACAGTACCGATAGCTTCCTTAGTACCAGCGAGGATACGAGTAGCAGATAGGTCACCGTTGTAGCCAGCACCATTAGCACCGAACACGTCATTCTTGACAGCAGAGCTACCGTCACCAGTAGTGACCGCAGAGTTGTCAACAGCGATAGTGCTGAGGTGGTTGCTCTTGACTAGCTTGATGCCAGCAACTTGAGCAATAGTACCAGTTGCGATGTTACCAACACCACCAGCGTCACGGTTAGCAGCGAGAGAAATCGCGCTGTTGTCCGCAGTGATGAGGGTGTAGTAGTCAGCAGGGCTGAGGATAGCGAAGCGACCTTCATCAGTCACGTCTTTACCGTCGAGAGTCTCAGCGATACCATAGAGGGCATCAATAAGCTCAGCAGCGGTAGCATTAGCACCAGCGAATAGGCCAGTGAGTTGCGAACCAGCTTCACCACCAGAGACAGTTGCCGAGGAGCGAGCTGCACCAGCAAGGGTCTTCATTGTGGCTACGTCGAAGCGTTTAGCAAGGGCTTTACCAAGCTCCTTAGCGTAGATGCTACGAACGTCGTAGTGGTTCTTCAATTCATCAATGTTGGCGATGAATGTAGACGAGATGAGGACGTCATCAATCGAGATGACACGCTCAGCATGTTTAATTGCAGACAGGTAACCATTACCAGAGTCAGCGATATTCTCGCCAGCTGTGTGGTATCCTGCGGTTGCGATTCCTGTTGCTGGGAACTGTGCAGACTTGCCGCTCTGAATAGTGCGCACCATGTGCAAATCCTTCATCACGTTCTGTTCTTCGAACGTAGTTAGGATTTCACCAGAGAACACCTTCAGGAACAACGCATTTGCATCACCAGCAGCATTTACTTGTCCCAAACGGGACGGGGATGTATTGCCATTAGCCATAGTTTTTTGTTTTCCTTAGTATTGGATTATTGTTGGGGGTTTAGGTGTCCGTGGGCTTGGTTTGCTAGTCTAAGATTATCCTCCTCAAAGGGTCTTACGCTACTTCTTGCTTAGGGACGGAAAGTTATTTCTTCTTTTTTGGAAAGCCCTTCTTCATATTTGAATAGGCTTTATCGCTCACAGTAGATTTATTCTTACTGCGGGAGATGCCGAGTTTACGGCGACGATTGATATTTCTGTATAGGCTCATATTAACATTTCCATTTACGAAGGGCGAGAGCTTTACGGGTAGGTCTACCTTTGGAATCCTTCATAGGCCCCTTCACACCGCTCATACGAGCACAGAAGGAACGCTTCCTTGCACCGCCTTTGGGCTGTGGGGCTTTGAGGTTAGAACCTGTCTTACGATTGTAGTAGTCTCTGCCTTTTTTGGAGAGACCTCCACTCTTAGACTTATGTTCTTTCCGTAGGCTTACGCCTTTTCTCTTTGCCATTTATGTAATTATTTATGATTGGGGTTGCCCTACTTCTGTAGGTATTAAGATTGATTTGCTTCTGGTCAGCTTGGGGATTCTCTACGCGCTTCCATGCACCACCTCCACCATTCCAGATGAACAGCATGTGGTCAGCCGTAGGTGTAACCCCAGTGGACGCTATGTGCTTCGCATAGTGGCTCAGAACGGCATA